ATGTTACATTATCTGTAGATGATAACCCTAATTGTTCTGATTGAGAAACAATCCCACTGCCATTTATTATTTGGGCTGATGATGAAACTATATTACTTTCTAAAAATACACCAGATCCAGATATATTCTGACCATTAAAGTTTATTGTTGAATCAGCTTCTTTTATATTTTTAGTACCAGTACCGGAAGTTACTAAAATTATATTTGGTGCTGAAGATGTAATCATATCAACTGTACCAGTACCAGTATCAGCTGTATAGTCACTACCAATACCAATAGTTCCATCAGAATCGATTACTAATGGAGAGTATAATGATGTTTTGCTTGGTAAATCAGATGCTGTTATATCTGATATATGTATTCTTGAACCAGATTTATAAAAATCTAAATCTGTTATTTGTTGAGATGAAGAAATAGTATTTGTATCTTCTAATGAAAAATTACCAAATCCGTTTGATTGTGCTGATCTTGAAACTTCTAAATTAAAATTTGTTATAGACGAAGTTGTTATAGGTAAGAATTGATCAGATGAAGAAAATAAACTATTTCCAATTAATATTTGTGACGATTCAGATATTTCATATCCTAAACCTAATATTTGTATAGAAGTTGAAACAATTCCATTACCATTTAAATCTTCTATTGAAAAGTTACCAAACCCAGATGTAGCTGCTGATTTTGAAACTTCTAAGTTGAAATTTGTTATAGACGAAGTTGTTATACTAACTATATTACTACCATTACCATAAAATGAACCAGAGAACATTTCTGCTGATGCTGTTTTAAAGTGAAGTATTGGTGGTTGTGATCCAGATCCGTCTAGTATCGATTGGTTATCACCTGGGCTTATTTGTAGTAACCTTTGATACGTTTCGGATACTATACTACCTGATAAATCATATGACATTCGTTATCCTACTTGAAATATTTATTAGATATATGAAAATATTAATATATTCTAATAATAAATATAAATTAGTTTTAATTATTCCTATGGTGGTGGTGGCGTAGATCCTGTGAAATCACTTACACCTGGATTTATATATATTACTTTATCAGTTATAGCAACTCCAATTCGTTGTATATAACCATATCCACTTAACGTATAATTAATTGTACTTTTATAATTAATCTTTCCTGATGTGGATAAGAATAATTGTTGTCCAGGTGTATATGACCCATTTGGATCATATATATAACCATTAAATAATATATCTTGTACTCCAGTTGTACCAGTGAATACAATACCAACACCAACAACTCCATTTGTAACTGATGCTCTGATGTATTTTGGAACTCCAACAAATGATTGTATCCCAACAACATCCAAACCAGTAAATGTTGATATTACATCACCAGTAGTGAATAATCCAGACCCAGATGGAGTTTGTTTGAATTGTATAGGCGTTGTTATATCAGCTGTTTCTTCAGTTGTGAATGTTCCCTTATAATCATATATAGGTTCTAATTTAAATGACATAGTTGTATCAGTTAAACTACCAGACACACCATGAGATCCAGTTATAGTGAATATAGATTCTGTTCCATTAGTTCCCTCTACAACACTAACACCATCACTTATATACCCATATGTAGTCCAAGTATCACCACCCCCACCAGATGTTACATCAACACCATTTATCTTTAAACTTGTAGCATCTATATCTAATTTATCATTTGCAAAATCAAAAAAATTACCATCATTAGTTTGCATATAAACTCCCATATCAGAGAATACATGACTACTCTCAGTTATAGGGTTAGAACCAGAATATAACATAAACCCAGACTTCACATCTGGATCAAAGTTATACGATCTTATTATAGACGCACTATTATGTTGTTCTAATTGAATACCTTTATTTATATCATCACCGATATATAAAGTTCCATTTATTATATTATCTCTACCGTTAACATACAAGTTGCTACCGTTAACATTCATTCTATCAATAGTATGATAGTATTTAGATTTGTTATTGTTCTGGTTGTAAAATTCAATTAGAAAATCTGTATCATCATCATTTATGTCATGTGGTAGTTCTATATAACAATATGTGTGTTCTGGATTAAATCCATATTTATAATATGACTTTATTGATATATCAGATATATACCACCTACCACCATTAATTCTAAATGTTGGATGTATATTGGCATCTACGTTAGGTTTGAAGTTAAACTTCATTTTACCACGATTACTATTGATTTTATTTAATATCTTCCCAACAACAAGCGACTCACCATTTCTACCTATTGGATCACCATCTATAATAATATCCATATCTGGAACACCATTACTATACTCATCTTCCAAATAATAATATTGAAATTCAAATGTGTATATATGGTCTTTGTATATTGAAACTAAATTATTAGATGATAACTTAATATCTGTACTTGATGTAACATTAGACGTATAATCAGTATATATAGATTTATTTAAGGTTGTATTATCATAAAGTAGATCTATGGATGGTTCGGTTGTAGATATATAATTATCTATGTGTTCTTGTGAATTTATATCTCCAATTCTATACGATGAATCTATATTAGTATTATCAACCATCAAATCGTTATATTTTAACTTTGATTTATTAACTAAGTTAAAAGTTTCATAATTACTATTTTTTGACTTTGAAAATAACCCAATCGAATCTATAAATCCAGTATTAGGTTTTAAATTATACATTTCTATATAAAGATAAGATTTTATATCTGGTATAGATACATTAGTTCCATTATCAATATAATCAGTTGTATAAGCAACATTATATGATTTATTAGGTGTAAAGTTGGTATTGTGAATTGTACTATTTAACTTTATATGTGAATCTAGTATTATCGTATTAGAGTTAATTATACCACTTATAGTTCTGGTTATTGTATTTGTTGTTTGGAATGGTTTACTCATATCAAATGTAGAACTATTAAAATCTAATGATATTGTTCTACCTATCAAATTAGAATTGAAATTTGCATTTGAATCTGTTAATATAGAATGTAATGATTTCTTATCTATAATTGCATTACCAGACAGCGACAATACTCTATCTGTATCATAAGAGATACTATATTTGTTTTTTCTTTGTTCTGAATATTCTATAATTGGTGTTTTATCTACAAAAATTATCTCGGAGTTGGTGATGTGTTCTTTGTTTACTATGATATTATGATTATACTTCACAACTTTACCATCAATAGTAGTTGCTACCAAAGTTATAATCGCTATACCATTCTTAACTTCATCAGTAATATTAACATTTATTATTCTAGATTTATCACTTAATTTCTTGGTTGATACATTATAATACACACTATTTTTATTAGAATCAGTTATATCTACTAATATACCATACTTACCATTTAAAACATTATAATTTGGATTTAATTTAATTATATTCTTACCATAACCAAACTCACGTTCTATCTCGGTAATATTAAAAAAATATGGAGAGTATAAAGTCGTGTCTAAAACATCAACCCTATAACTCCCCAAATCTTTACTTAATTTTTTATCTATTATCATATATAATAAATATAAATTTAAAACGTTATTCGTGATACCCCATCATTAATTATATGTAAATAGTTATCCATATAATCCTTAATAGAATCTATATGTGATATAACAACTATATTACTATAGTATTCACGTAACATATCAAATACATCAGGTATTTTACTTAGGTTATTGACATCTAAAGCACCAAAACCCTCATCAATCATCAAAAAATCTATAGATATATAACTTGAAATCCTATATAATGCAACTCGTGTAGCAATATCAATTATAAATGATTCCATTCCACTTGCAAGTCTAGAATCTCTATATGTTCCATTATGCTCTATATAATGATCTATATTACTACCATTCAATACCATTTTTATATTAAAGTCAACCATACCATGTATTATATTATTAGTCTCTATATTTATAATATCAATCATAGTGTTTAATATATAAAGTTGAATTCCATTTCTAGATAATAATTCGGAGTAGGATTTGTATATGTGATGTTTCTTCGATAGATCTGATATTTCTATTTGTATATTAGTTAACCTATCAATATTATCATTTTCTTTATATATATCAAGATTCAATTTGGATATTATATTATCAATCTCATCACGTTCATCCTTATAACTCTTAATTTTTATATTAGTATTTTCTATACGTGACATGATTATATTGTTATTATCTATAATATCTTTATTATTAATTATAGTATTCTTATCTTGTTGTAATTCATTTAATTTGGACGTTAGTTTATCTACTTCTAATTTCAACTTAGATAATTTATCGGTAGAACTTATAAGTTTATCCTTATACAATTCAACCTCAGACTTTTTTTCATTATAGTTATCTATGATAGTCATATGCAAATCGTACTCTACTAATAGACCCTCACCCACAAGTAATTTATTTTCTAAAACTTCTATTTCAGATTCCAACTTAGTTATTAATGTGCGTTTAGTTTCTATATTGTCAAAATAAAGTTTATTATTATTTACACAATGACTGCATTCTGGATCGTAATCATAATCCGAAAATTTATCTATCTCAGATGTGTATGATTTGATCAATTGTTTTTTTGAAATTACAATTTGTTTATTTGATTGTATATCCAATTTTAAATTTGAATTTGACTTTATAAATTCAATTGAATTATTATACGTTTCTAATAACTCACCCATATCTAATTTTATAGACTTTATTTTATTATTATATAATTCTATAGATTCATTACAACCATCAATATCAATAGAACCCAATAAATCATTATTAGTTTCAATTAAACTATCAATATCACTAACACTCATATCAACCGTAGTTATATCAGTTATATTTGACTTTTGAATTGATATATCATTAACAAGTTCATCTATATTATGATTTATATTATGTATATTATTTTTTTGAACTTCTAATTCTGATGTGTGTGCTTCTATATTCAGTTTGGAATTATTAATTTCAAAGTTTATATCTATGTTCTTATGTACATTCAATAAATTAGAAAATCGTTTAACTTCATCATCAACTGAGGATTTTATATCTTCAAAAATATCAATATTTAAATATTTTATCAGTAAATCTTTTTTTTCGGATTGTGTTAATTTTGAAAATTTAAATCCATTATCTTGTGATAAGAATGTAGTCATCAAGAAATCATCTATATTACCTATATATGATTGTATTATTTTATTAGTAGATGAACGCTTATCACCATTAAGTTTATCTTGTAACGTATAAAAATCTACTTTTACAGATACAGTTCCATTTTTAGACCTACTACCATAACGTTCTATATAAAATAATTCATCATTTATAACGATTTCTATTTTAACAAACATCTCATCTGAGCTTATGTTCATAACATCAGCTGATTTTGTAGTTCTTCGAGTTGTGTCAAATATAGCAAATGTTATTATATCTAATATTGATGATTTTCCAGTTTGATTCTCTCCAATTATACCTAATATACCAGGTGTGTAACTTGAAAAATCTATATAGTTATCTTTACCATAAGAAAACATATTATCAAACCAAAGTTTAGATATACTTATATTTCTTACTGATATATCTACATTATCCATCTTATAATTATCAATGTGCAGATCAACTATAGAATCAATATCACTATCAGTTATATTATCTTTGTTTGATAACATTTCACGTATAACATTACATTGATAATCAACATCTAACATGTTATTTGATTGTATTCTATCGGATACTATCAGTTTACTATTATCAGAATTTATCAACTCCACACTACCAATATCAACACCCATCATACTTAACGTGTCACGTACCTCAATTGCATTAGCTATGTTACTTGTGGTATGTGGTATTCTAACCTTGTAGTTGGGCTTAATACCATCTAAAACTATATTATTAACATCAACAGTATAAAACCCATAATCATTAGTAATATCAAATGGTACTATTTGCATACCAACCAAATCCCATATCAATCCACCATGATCACCACAACTCTCTGAGAAATTTTGTTGGATTAATGACCCAGCATACGCAATGTTATTATCTAATATTTGTCTTTTATGTATATCACCTAATAACACACAATCATATTTAGAGAATATGTCTATTTTGACATTTGAACGTGATGGTTCTCCTGTATCATATACACAACCACTAATATCACCATGATACAAACCAACATTTATTTTAGAATCATCTATATAATCTATATGTGTTTTATCATAAAATGGAATATGACAAAAATTTATATTGTCTATAACCAAATTTTCATTACCAAATAAATAATGTATATGTGTATCTGTAGAATCATTTATAGCATTTATAATAACTGATAGTGGATTGTCACGACCCATATTTTTCTCATTTAAATCATGATTACCTGGTATAACAACTAATGGTTGTAATCTAGACAGCTTATATAAAAAGTCATATGTTATAGATATTAATTCAGATGATATATCCAACTTGGAATGTAAAATATCACCTGTCAATACAGTTACATTATTGCCTGTTTGGTTACTTATAAAGTTATATAATTTATCAAATATAACATTATATTCGTTATGTCTATTGTGAAGTCGAATATGTATATCCGATATATGAATTAGCTTATCGATTACCATATAATACCTTTAATTTTATTAAATCAGATTTTTTGATTAATTTTGAATTTTGAACTCTAACTTTCATTTCTTCATATCCATGTTCAGATGGGTCTTTATCCCCTAACTCACAAAAATACACATTTATACCTATTGATATTAACATATTTATATAACCAAGTGTACTTCTCATAGCATCTGGGTCTAAGCACATAACTATATCTTTTATGTCATTATCATATATATAAGACATAGTGACATCAGATATTACTTTACCTAATAATGGTGTTGAATTTTGCTTAATAGCTATAGAATCAAACATACCCTCACATAAAACTATAGGGTGTGTTGGTGATAATAAATGCTCAAATATTATAGATGTTGGTTCAGAATCTGGTTTTTTGTGAGTTATAGACTTAGTATCTAATATAGATCTACAATAATAATAATTTAATTTGTAGTCTGAGTTGTATGATGGTATAATAACCATATTATCATATACACCCACATCCGAGTAGCCTATATTATATCTTATAATGTCTAAATCCGTAATCTTTCGATTGTCAATTAGATACTTATATAATTTATTCTCTTTATGGGAATTTATCCCATTAGTCAATGACTTATAGCCAAATGGTAATTTTACATTTATATTATTCTTTGGTTGTGATTTGAATGTTATTCTGTGATTTGATACTATAGATTTTAACTCTTCAAAATACCTATAGTCTACATTTGATTTAGCAAATAAAGTGAATATATTATATCCACCATACTCAGATACCCAACAATTCCATTTATAGTTTCCGTCACTATCTGGTTGTAGTTTGATGCATAGTTTTGGTTTGGTGTGATTTACAAACGGAGAATAAAAGTAATAATTACCATTACTTACCGATTGATGCTTACCATATACTTTTTCTAAAAGATTTAAAAGTTGTAAATTCATAATACAAACTTACGAAAAAGAAATCATATATACAAATTATATATTAATTCATAGTTGATCTATAAAATTTTCGAATTATATTCTCGTTTAAATATTCAAATTCACCAGTAGGTAATTGCTTTGTTAGTACATCATGTTTAACTTGATATTCCATCTCAGCATAGTTCAATTTAGATTTGTTATCGAAACATTCTATAATATCAAATATAAACTTATCCTTTCCATATTTTTTAATTTGGGATTTTACGTTTGTAGATGATGATTCATAGTATTTCCAATCACTCTCTTTAACTACTATTTTTTTATTCTTTCTACCAACTATTTTTTTCTTAGTTGTAGACCAAAATAATTTTATACCTATATATTTCTGCTTAGTTTCTGTATTTGTTATCAGATATAGAAATCCCTTATAATTAGATATATCATCAGGAACATTAGTCCATTTAGTCTCTACTTTTATTTTACGTTTGGCCATTTCTATGTTTATATTTTAACTTAACTCTCATATTAACTTGTGTTTCAAAGTCTTTTTTTGTAGGTGTACTCATCTTACCAACAGCTAATAACTCATGATTATCATTATACAAACCAACTGTACTGATATATGTAGTTGGATTAACCTCAAATGATTTATACATTAAATTCCCGATTGAACCAGTTATAAACGTTGGGTTATTAGAATAATTAAAGTGATTCTGATTTATATGTAGGTTTATATATTTAGTAGTTTCTATCTCTATATTTCTTGCTGAAAATCCATGAGTTGTAGTTCTAACATCTGTTATTGGTGATGCTGCACCAGATATGGACGTATATAATCTATAAGCATTGTCATAATTTGTATATCCTTCTAATGGAGCTGAGTTGTAAGTCAAAAACCCAGATGATGTATCTAAATACTCACCATTCAAAACCATAATCCCCAATGTAGGGAATATCTGACCAAATGTATTTCTAGTATCATTTGTTCCAAGTGTAAAATTACCACTATACACACCATTGGTTATAGAACCAGAGTATATTTCAAAATATGGAACTCCACCAATTTCCTTAGATGTAGTTATAAATGTATGGTTGCTATCATAAGAATCATCAATTAAAGTAGTTATATTACCTATACTATAATTTGTATTATGATCATCTATAGCATCAGTATCAAATTCTAAATATAAGTTTGATGATGTATATGTAGTTGGATCTAACCCACCAGTATAAACTCTTTTATTTTCTGTTATATCTAATGAATAAATTACATTTTGGTATTGACCATCATTATATGTAATTGATAATTTATCACCATCTGGGTGAATAGCCATACCACTAAAAGGGGCCTCTACAGTTGTAGCTGAATATTGTTCTAATGTTAAATCAGCTCTATATGTAAATGTATCAGTTACATTGTCAATTTCAAAAAAGTGGGTCGATGCATCTGTATGATCAACCACAATTAAATAGTCTGAATCTGGTGTGAATGTCAACTCTGATACCGTTCCAATCGTATTTCCAATTACACTTACATTTTCATTAGAGTATGAATCATCCGTAATTCTATAGATGTTAATGCCATGTACTAAATAGTTTCCATCTGGTGAGTATGCTATATTATCCGAATACCCACTTGGCTGTTCGTTTATAGTTATAGATGAAGTTGTATATACATCACTATCATTTTTATATATAATTAAGTATGGTGTATTATCCTGTGATATAGCTACATGTGTATCGGTTGAATTACATGCTATCCCCTGTACAAAACTATCAGCGTGTTCAGTTATAGTAATACCACCACTATCTACTACATCACTAACTATATCGAATGCCGATAAGTATGGTGTTGCTCTACCACCTATATATATTCTATCATTTGAACTTATACATGTTGGTCCACTTGTTATACCTGAAAGTTGAGAATTATCTATACTTTGTGTATTAAAGAATTCGGATGATTTCTTTGCTATAATAACTTCATTTTCACCTAATCTGTTCTGAATTGCATATACTTCATCTGAAGTGAACTCCAATATGGAATTCTGACCTACACTATCAAAGTTATGTGTTACAACACCAGAATCGTATTGATCTGTTGATGAGTTATACTTTAGTATATAATTATCAATCACACCAGACCCGCTACTATACGAATAATAGTTTCCTAATGGTGAAAATCTTGGATCACTAATATCATTGTATAATGACGAAGTAAATCCTTGATATAAACTAGAATCATTTATATAATTTATAGTATTATACGTACCAGATCTGCCAATTAACCCTAACGATAACTCCCAGTTACCTGGATCCAACATATCCTTTAATTTTCCATTTGCAAAGTTAATAAAATACGCATTTTCAAATCTATCGGATGTTCCATTTGCTATACTCTCAGGATCATAGTTACTATAGAATGCATCATAAGAATCACCCAAACATAATAATCTGTATTTGTGATATACAGCGTAAGGTATATTTGGTATCTTACCATTATCAGAAGTTACTAAATCAGTACCTTTTCTATGACCCCAAGAAACAGAGTACATTGGTGTTTCATTATTATCTTCATCGTAATTTATAATATTATAATTGTATTCTTTTGAACTTTCGTTCTGTAAACTAGAAGTTATATGTGTATATAAACTTCCAGTTACATCACCCCATAATGGTTCAGTTTTAATATCTTTATTTTCGATGCGTATTCTACCAGAATCTATTCTGTTATAAACATAAGCACTTGTTTTTGTTGTTGTGACTTGGCTTGGTTGTTCATATATACCATCCGTATATGAATTATTAAATGTTTGTTTATTATCTTGTACTACGGTACCATTTAATAAATCACTTTGCTTTTCTATAAATACATTTCCATCTTTATTAGTAGTTACTATATCACCATCTTTATTAGTAGTTACATTACTACTACCACCACCCAAATCACCATATGATATATACTTTAATGAATCATCAGTTGTATTGGTATTAGTATTTGTGTTTGTATTTGTATTTGAACCACCTGAACCGTTAGAATTATTTGAATTATTATCTATGTTATTACCAACCGAATCATCTATATTATCAATTATAGATTTAGCCATAGACCAATATTTATTGGTTTTGACTAATAATTCAATTACACTTTTATTTAATTTTACATTGTATCCATACTTGTGGAATGAATGCTCATATATAGTTGGTTTTTGATGTGGTAAATATTGTCTTTCTACTAACTGTCTTCCAGAATATCCTTCTATTGGATGACCTACTAAACCTGGTTCATATTTACTTGGACTATAAGATGTAAATATAGAACCCTCTACATCTCTATCTATTGGGTATGCATGTGATCCAAGTTTACCACTTGAATTTTCCTCGTCTGAATAATCAATTGCTTTTCCAAATGAAGTTCTACCTGTACTAATATAATTCCCACGCTTAGCAAACATAGGATACCAAATAGTACCATCATATCTGACACCATCTCCATCATCTAATTGGATCAATTCATATTTAGTCATATCTATAAATGAAAATGTAAGTGCGTGATCAACTGCATTTGTATGACAATACGAAAAATATATACAGTAATTATATTGTGAATCATATATATAACCATATGTAGTTACAGGTGTACCCATACCATAATCTGATGTTTTTATTAATCCATTAGATACATTATAATCTGATTGTAAATCTTTTAGTATTGGTGTGTTCGTATAACTATAACAATACATTGGCAATAATGTACCATTATCAGTATATAGTATATCTCTATGTGGAACATCATATAACGAATCACCTATCCATTTTTTCCATCTTTCAGTCATTGTCTTCTGAGGTGGATAACCAAAATATAATGGAGTTTTTCCACCATTAAGAGTATAATTCCAATCATATAAATGACAAGTATTTCCATCTACAGTGTTACGTGTTTCTTTAGAGAAATTTTGTTCTGGTAAATTTATATCAAGTGGTGTATCGTGTAATACACGTGTTCCACCAGCTAATTGAGTTGATTCATAACCAGTCTTACCATAATTCCATATATTACTCATATAGTTCCAAACTATATTATATGCATGTTGATAGAATCCTCTATAATATGTAGGATCACCCTTCTTGATTTGACTTACAATTCCAATTCTATTCTTATGAGTATTAGCAAGTCCACTGGGCTCTTTTATTTTATAAGGTAAGTTCTGGTTATCCAATGCTGGTCCAAATGAATTAGCATTGGAATAATCCAAATCAATATGTGGATTTATATATTGTTTATCATTAGGATTCAACCATATTGGATCAGGAACCAATCCAGTATCTTGAAGACCACCTTTTATAGCATTAAACATTCCCATTTTTATTTTCCTTATATATCAAATCTACATACAAATGTCATATCGACATCATTTCTTTTTTTAATAGGTCTAGCCAATTTACCAACTGCTAATAACTCATAGTTATTATTGTAAAATCCAATTGTAGTTATATACGGACTAAATTGATTACTATGTATTGTTTCTTTAACTACACCATCACCATTATCTGGATTAACTAATATAGTTTCATTCATAGTAGTATTATAATCTTTCATATTAACTCTACACATCATCTCATGTTCATATAACTTCACCGTTGCTTTATATGACATATCAAACCCATTGGATTCACTAGTACCAGTAAATAAATAGTTATATTTTGGTCTAGGATCGGACATTGCGATTATACCAGTGTCATAGAACACATTACCTATTATATTTGTTTGGTAAGCCGATCCAGTTAAAAAATCATTATTATATAAATAACCAACCTCACCAGATGTCAAAACTCTATCATATAATCTATATTCATCTATAGACCCAGATAAATATGAATTTCTATTCGCTAATGAACCTATATAAATATTGGATTTATTGGATACTTTACCATTAGAGTTATCACTAACTTGTACATCTAACTCACCATCAACATATAATTCTATATTACCACTATTCTTCTGTAAAACTATGTGGTGTTGACTACCAGTTAATATATTAGATGATGTAATAGTAGTTTCTGCTGTTCCACCGTATCTTGATATACCAAGTTTACCATTAAAACTATTATTTGAATTATATATATACACATCAAATGGATATTGAGTATAAGTGCCTTCCACGTCACGAAAATCTATAGTGCCTTTATTCTGATTGAATACTTCTTCTATATCATAAGTTCGTTTGGATATTATATAATTTTTTTCGTATTCTAAATCAAATTGTGTATCTGGAATATCTATCCAAAATGACATAGCAAAATCATCTTCTAATACAAACTTATCATTATTCTGTATAATGATTGATGATGATACACCACTAAAGTCAGCTTTATATCCACTTTGACTTATAACATTACCATGTGTATATATACCATTAGAAAACCCAACACTACCAATTACATCAGCATGCTTTTTATATTTGGAATTATCTAAACATATATCACGATTAATATCGGTTAAATTTTGATGTGAGAATTTCTCATTAAACCCATAATAGAATATTAAGTTATCATCACTAATTATATAACTGTTTGATAAACTAGTATCAATCAAATTCAAATCAGAGTCATCAATGAAATTTATATCATATCCACTTGATTTGTCGGTTATAGAAACACTACCACGCTTAATAGAATTCCCAAATTTCTTTTGTGGCACGGATATTATACTTGCACTACAATATAGAGTTCTATTTGTATTTATATTCTGATTGTTTAAATGATTATAATCCCAATCATTAGAACCTTGATAATAGTTATGTCGTAATGAATACCAACTAACATGAACATCAAATTGATTATTGTTTTGTACTGGATTATAACTATTAGTTTCTAATGGTGGTATATCACGTCTATATATACCGTGTTGTGGAAATATACACTTTATAACACTATACCCACTACCACTATAATTCGATTGATTTAATGTGTAGCTTTTATTAGCTTCAAATGGAGTGATGTTTATATCATTATCACCAAACATTTTGAATACTATATTATTTCCATTTTTAGTATTACAAGACAATGTATATATCTCCTACCAATCTAGTTTACATTTTATAATATACTCTTTGTTGAACGACTTTAATTTCGGAGTGCTAACTTTTGCAACTGCTAATAATTCATTAGAGTTATTATACAAACCAACCGTAGTTATATATGTATTTGGATTTTTATAAAAAGAAGGATACTTTATATTTCCTTGTGACCCAGTTAAAAATGTTGGGTTATTGGAATAATTATAATCCATATTCTTAATTCTACTAAAATAGTATGTAGATGTCATTATTTCTGATGCTCTACCTTGAAATGCATTATCAGAGTCAATTACAGTTGAGCCAGATATAGATGTGAATAATTTCCAAGAGTTATCACCGTTAGCGTTTGAACTTGTAACCGTATTGAATGATAAATCAGAATTTAACTTGGTGGCATCTAATACCAACATACCTTTATCTGGATAAAATAAACCATAATATGTATTTTCATCATACACACCATTAGATAAACTACCAGATTTTATATTATAAACTCGATTCATACCATTTAATAATTCAGTTGTATTATCATAATCATCAGAATCATCGATCAAGGTTATAACTTTATTTGAAGAACTAACACTAACATTAGAACCAGTATATACATTATTTGCGTGACTACCACCATTTAACTCAGCTAATGATATTTGCCAATTACCTGGATCTAACCGTTCTTTATATCTATTTCTAGCTATATTTATGATGTATATGTGGTCTGTATTAGAAGAATCCCCCATTGTAAATGTATCATCAGAAGGTTCTAATAGGAGTTGTTTATATTGACTATATATAGCTTTTGATGGCTTATCATTTAAATTGTTATCTCCTGAATAACTACCACTACCAAATCTATGACCATAAACAACATCAAATTGTTTTTCTGATAAACTATCAGATGCATCTAATTGATGTATAGAGTAGTAATAATTTGTAGATGTATTATTTGCGTTTGAATTTGTATAGTAAGTAGTTAACTCTATTTGGCTATTTGACCATAATGGAGATGTAACTAATTCTCTTTGATTTTCTATTATATCACCAGATTTAAACTTACTGAATACCTTACCAGATTGCATTAATTGCTCTGAAAGGTTTAATTCATTCATAAGGTTCTGTGCTATTACCTGTGCGTTATCCATCAATTAGTTCCTTAATATTCTAAGTTTAATGTTATATGTAACTCTTCATTGAAATTCTTTTTTATTGGTTGACTAAACTTGCCAATCGCAAGTAAATCATGTCTATCATTATATAACCCAATCGAAGTTACATATGTAATTGGATTATTTATAAATGTTTGTTGTGTTAATTCACCTATAGTACCAGATGCATAAGTTGGATTATTACTAAAGTTATATTGGCTTGATTCTACGTGGATGAAATAATGATTCTTTGTTATTGTTTTTGATGATCTAGCATCAAACGGATATAATGTACTCCTATCAGTTGTAGCTATAGATGATCCTGATATTGATGTGAATAATTTATAAGCATTATCACCATCTATATTAGAACCAGTTGAAGTTCCAAAGTTTAATTTTGAATCTAATACTCTACCATCAAGAACTATAATTCCTAATTTTGGATATACTTTACCCCATTCTTCATCTGAAATTATTCCATTGGATATAGTTCCATTTACAACTGAATATTCGTTCAAATCACCATACTCTTCTGATATTATTTGATCCGAATCCATACTATTGTCAATCAAAGTATATAATGTAGAGCCAGTTGCAACACTTAACTCATTTCCAAAGTTTATATCTAAATTCGTAGATCCTGATAATTCAGTTAATGATAATTGCCAGTTACCTGGATCAAGTTTATCTTTATATGTATCCCTATTAAAATTAATAACATATATATAATCTGTTACCGATCCTGATATTGTGAATTTATTACCATATTCTAAACACATTAATTTGTATTGACTATATATTGCTTTTGATGGTGAATCGTTAGTTTGACCACCACCAGAGTAACTACCACTACCATTCGCATGACCGAATGCAACTGAAAATACGGTAGTTATGTCACTTGATAATTTCTTCACACCATAATAGTATTGTTTGCTTGTTGTTGATTGTAATGATTGAGTGTAAAATGTATATAATGAACCAGTATTATTATCCCAAATTTCATCCGTATGTATTTTAGACACTTCATTGGATATATCATCTGAGTTTATTTTAGTATAAATATATGATGTTGGTAACACAGGTAAACCACCAGCACCACCAATATAATAAGCTATAGATTTGCCATTAATATCAGTTACACCATTACCACCTTGTAAATTACTAATCCACCAATCATTCAATACATTTGTGTGTTGTGTTGATGGAAATTTAGCACTTTTTTTAGTACCATCACCATGAATATCGTAATACTCCAATATTTCAGGAAACGCATTTGTACTTAAATCGTATTGACCAGTTTCAAATGTTATAAATTTAACACCACCCACATCGAATGATCTGTATGTTCCTGGACCATCTATAGATATAAAATCTTGGTTTATAGCTGATGGGTTTGCGTATGCACTATATAATTCCATTTAATATCTACTTATAATATTTGAGTGTATTTTTTTACTGTTAATTGTATCGTTTTCCTACCACCAGTTTCATTAGCTATGAATGTTAGTGTTGTCGTTTTATCAACTAATAATTGCTTAGCTGTTATTTTGAATTCTTTACCAACAACATAAGTTGATCTTGCATATTGACCATCACCTAAATATCTAGCCAATGTAGGTGTTACTTGACTACCGTTACCAGAAGATGATATTGTAGCAATGTCATTATTGTGTAATATAGCTGTATATCCAAGTGTATTATTACCACCTGTGTATTGTGCTAAGTCTGGTTTTATTGTTATATTACCACCAACAGAGATTTCAACTGTAGATCCATAACCAGGTAATGTTACCGTAGGTATATATTTTGTATTTCTAGGTAAAGTAACCAATTTATACTTCATCATTTGAGTTTCATCAGGAACAGCTTCAGTTATAGGCATATTCTCAATGATAATACCATAATAATCACTCCCTAATGGGTGTGCTGGGTTCCATAGTGAATAATCAATTTCGTCATCTGCCAATGCAAATTGAGTAATATTAAATTCACTTCTACCTAATGATAGTAATTCTCTTCCTTTTTTTGTTAGGGTACAATCCACAGTTACACTGCTACCATCTAAATATCCCATCTCTATTCCTTTTAAATTTTGTTATTTAATACTATAATTAAAAAACATTTCACATATAAATATAATTTACTTTCAAAAAAACTTACATTTTATGTTATGATTCTGCATCTTCATTGAAAACATCATCAGCTATATCAAACTCTTCAATTACAGGCTTATTATCTGGTGTAGGGTATGAATAATTATTATTCGGTATATCTAATAATTTACACCCATTATAATTTCTATTGTTTGTTGGTGTTGTATAAATTCTTTTTATCTCTGAACTCTCAGTTGTGTATGATGAATAACTACCATTATAAATATCAACGTCACTATCAAATATATATTGTCTATTATCATAATATCCATCAATAGTATAAGAAGATATATCTTCAATTACACAATCAGTTATTTGTTCGGAATTACTAATGTAAACCCAGTCACTACCATCCCAAACCAAATTAGTTCTATTATATACACTTGTAATTGGAGAAACCCTATCAAAATCCAAATCAAATTTATAAGTTAAACCAGTAGTTATTCTATTTGGTATTGAATTTATTATGTTAGCTGTATAATTAACATTTTCAATTTCAATTATATTGGTTATACCTATAAGGTCAGTTTTTATATCATTGGGTATATCACTCTCTATAATGTCAACTGATAGCTTTAGGTCTATATCTGTAGTTTTAATTTCATTTGATATTGACTTATATAATCTTTGTTTTGAACGTTCTAATACACTTGGTTCATGTAGAATACCTAATAAGTTATCACCTCTAGCTGGTAAAACCTGTTTTATTTGTTGAAATACACTATAATCAAATAACTTCAATATGTTATAATATGCTTCAGCTGAGTTTACTTGTGAGTATTTCTTCCAATATTCATTAGTGAATGTTTCCAATTCATTATAATAATCACGATTTATGTCTTCTGGATTACCTATATAATCGTCTATAGAGAAATAACCAGTATGTGCAAATATATCATCATTTATTATATCAGTTGGGCTCAGTGCTATTCTAATTTTATTAGATGGTATTTCATATCTAGTTTCATTTGAATTTTCAACACTCTTATCTGGGTTTAAGTCGGATAGTAACTCTGTACTGACAAACTCAATTTTATTACTATCATATATATTTGGACCATAATCAGGTGTATATTGATAGTATGTTTCTTGTGATGAATTATAATCTAATGAGCTTAGTCCATTTGGAGTTGCTCTATTTATATAACCATCAGTAGTTGTATTTACATCTTTATTGGGATGAATAGAATTTATATATGACCCATTATCAATATTAACATCTACATCATTCAATGGTATTCTGGAAATCAAATCATAATATGATGATGTTGGATTGTTACCAGCGTATGATTCACCATTAAGAACATGTTGTTCCTTAATATCATCATTTAAACGTTTATGCCATAACCTAGTTTCTTGTATATAACCACTAAAATAATTAGTATTTATTGGGTTATTTGCGTATGCTACATATAAAGTGTTATCTACATTCCAACTATCATTATAAGCACTAAACTCAGACCCAACACTACCATTTATATATATACCTATAGAATTATTATAAGTTATAACTCCATTTTTTTGCTTTAGTAAATGTATATTATAATTTTGATCTATCTGTGAATCATCATCAAATTCAGTTCTTTCTATAAATAATTGATTAAATTCACTATCGAATAAATGACTACCTGATAACGAAGTTGATGTATAAGTAGAACCACTACGAATATATAAATTTATATTTCCTTGTGTAGTGTAATCACCAATATGCTCCAACTCGACTATCAAATTTGTAGACGTAGAGTTACCTAATTGTAACAATGTCTCATTTGGATTTGATGGTGATGAGTGTTTGAACCTAATTTCTATTGTATCTGGATAGCGATTTGACAATTTAATTCCTAATTTTCTTCAAATTGATCCCATGGTATAGTAATATACTTATTACTTCCAAATTTAACTGAATATGTGTATTTATCAAATTCATGTATTGATTTACGATTTGTTTTCGTAGTTGTACCGGAATATTCAATTGGTTTTAGTATCGTCGATGGTATACCATATGTATTTATTATAGACTCCACTCCACGTGCAGTACCCTTTGACTTATAAATATAAGGTAGGTTGTTTAATATACGTCTCCATATTTCGTGTGTTCTATCCTTATCAGATTTGGTTACTAATCCATCTCGTTCTGGTTGTAATTTAGAATCTCCAGTTGTAACCCCAAGCTCATTTTTACCTATACTTGAATTAACACTACCATTAGACAATATCCAACCGAAATTTTTAGTTACATCATATAACATCTTATCTGGGAATGATTGTAATTGATTATGTTCTCGTGTATTAAACCTAGATAGGTGTGTTATGTATGACCATAAAATATCAAAATGATGTGATGTCATATCTATAAATTTAATATAATCATCATTGTATGTATTCATTAATATATATTCAGGTATAGTTTGTCTTAAAGAATATATATTATTTTTATCATATTCTTCTGCTACAGCTAAATTCTGTCGTAACCAAGATACAGAATATTCATCTATTGAACTTGCAATTGTATATGGATATACTTGATAGAACGTCTCGGTACCGCCATTTTTACCCCAATAAATAACAGATTGGTTCCATACGTCAGACCAAACATCCCAGTTTGATTGCTCTGGATATTCAAATGTTGTATCTGGTTTTGGGTATGGATTTATTTTACCAATTATACCTTGAAATACATAACCATCATATGTTGTCTCTGGTAATGGTGGTGAGAAATATAACCACTTCTCAAAATCATCAAATTCACTTATTATTTGATTCTTGGACTTGATATACTTATCATTTGTATCTCCGACGTTACCAACTAAACTATCAACTGTAGATATTAAAGAATCATAACCCTCTATTTTTTTTACTTTAGTATAGAAGTTTTTTATTCTAATGGTTAGATTAGAATAATGTGTGAATTGAGTTGGATCCGAATAATCTATATTTGAACGTATAGTATTTATATCTGATGATAAACTATCTAGTATTTTTTGAGTTGATGATAAATTTATATTAAGTATATCATCCCAAGATGTATATTGAGTTTCAGATCTTATTGTGTAATCAGTTTCAATATCAAAATTTGGACCAGACATACAATTATAAGTTTTTGCATCTGGTGAATCACTTAATGTGAATGTTTCTATGTTTGGATCTAGCATTTGTATAGTTAGAAAACATTTAGAACCAACGTCAATTTTTTCATTTAATGGGTCTAATAGCTTAATTATACATTCATTGTCTAAATCTTCAATATAATTGATAGCTAAATACAAATCATTATTACCAAAATTAACTAATATCTTTGGTAGTTCATTAGGTCGATTCCTAACATATTTTTGTAAAAAATCTTTATCATATTGATTAAATAATTTAGTATCAAATCCAGATTCTAATCTTACTCTTATCTCTCTTCTACTTGGTGATATTTCTCTAATATACATCTTTTTATCGGATAGATATGACCCTACTATATCCCTATGAAAGTTATATACTATTTTTAATGGTAAATTTCTATAATTGAATATAGACATATCACTATATACATCAAGAGATATTACTTTTTTATTGGCTGTTCTATAATAATATGATCTTGGATCAATAGTATCTTCTATAGACCAAGTCTCAACTTTATGATTGCCATTTACATAATACCCATCAACACTATATAGATGTAATTCAACAATATCATTATAGTATTTGTTACTACTACCTGGAACTAACTCACCAAGTCCAAAATTTGTATCTACCAGTGATTTAATTAATAATGATTCATCTGATTCAGATAATAATTTACCTCGTTGTTGAGATTTAGTATCTATTATATTCTCTGGATTTTTATATTGTTCTAATGACATTAACCACTCTCCCCAAAATTAATATCATCATCGACAGAATCGTCGAATGTATCAGTTTCATCACTATTATCAATATCCTTATTACCCTTACTATTCTCAATAGCAGATTTTATAAGTTGTGGTATAGCATCCAATTGTAATTGTTGTAACGAATCCAAACTTTCATTCATAGCCAACTTAACAGCTATATCATTTATGGAATTCTGTACGTTTGTTAATTGATCTGTATTTCCATTTGTTATTTGATCCACTACAGAATCATAATTATCTTCTAATGATTTTATAGTTTCTGTTAATTCAGATACTATATTTTTATTCTGTATTAATTCTTCATCTTTAGATTGCAATGAAGATTTTAAATCGGCTATAGTAATCATTAGATTTTTTATTTGCAAGTTTAAGTCTGGTGTGTATGGTTTTACGTTTGACTTCAACTCTATTATATCTGTATTTATAACATTTTTTATAGATTGCAAATCATACACCACATTTATATTTGTCATATATAATTTTTGTGTTGTGTTCTTAGAGCTATCTATATTCAAAACAACACTTCCATTAGAAGCCCTATCAATATCAAATTTAGTTGGTTGTGTTTGTTCTATAGTTTGATTATTAATTGTATTGTTTGTATCTATATGTTCCATTATAGAATTACCACCTAATACACTACGTATAAGGTATAACCTAACGTCTTCTATTGTAAGTTGTGGTCTTTCACCACTATCACTTATAATTTGAAACACATCAATCGAACTACTCTCTATATCATCTAAATTAATTAGGTCATTAGTTATACTATCAAATAAAGTTGTAATTTCAATAGATGAAAATTGATAACCAGGTACCAACTCATTCAATCTAGAATATAATAACTCTATATTCACTATTTAACCACCTTAAATATAAATTCATTATCATATATAAGATCTTCATCGTTATAATCTACTAATATTGATATTTTATAAAACCTATTTAGCATAAAATTATCAGTTCTTAGGTAAAAATAATTTCCATTCTCATCACAGCTTATTTTAGTATTACTTGTATCGAAATCAATAATCACATCATCAGTTATATAATCTGATATTTGATAATATGATGAACTAGGCATATAATAGTCGTTAGTGTATCCAGATTGAGTTGTAAACGTTCTACTTGGATATTTCAATCTAGACTTAACATAAACCTTATCTATCTCCCCATTTCTATATTTCTTCTTGTTTATTGGATATACAATTATATCCTTATCAGTTGGTATAGGATTTAAACTTCCAGTTACAAATACTGAATCGTCGTATTTGAATTTCAATACTGGGGGATAAATAGTATTACTTTCTAATGAAAAGAAACTCAATTTTCCTTGATACTCATCACTAGTTTCAGATTGTAATGTTCGTTTTAATATCAATCCATTATTATTTATAGAACCAGATAGCCATTTATCAACTGTATATGTAATATCTAAATTTATATCTGAACTATTGTAGTTATATATTTGCTCGGTTAATAATGAACCAGTTTCTATAAAATACCAATTTGCCCCACCAACACTATCAAAATATGAACATGTTACGTTTGTAGGTAAATTATCAACTGACCAAGTTGTAGCATTAGAACTACCATCTCTATATTTCCAAGAAACACCATTCTTTATTTTTGGTGAATCTGATATTCTACCAGTTCCCATATCCCATGATTCATATACAGGATAACATTCTATAGAATATCTAATAGGTATTTCTTGTGTTAAAGATGAATATAATTGCAAACTACAAGTGTAATTACCTGGGAAAACACCACTATCAACATTTAACTTTATTTCATTAATTGATGCAGAAAAATCTATTAGTGTTCTACTAACAGAAAGTTCATTGTCTATGTTAACATGTGATATTTCAAGTGACGCATCTGTACCTGAATTAGCATCTATGTAATTTTCATACATAGTAGAATCCTTATCAGGATAAAATAATATAATCATTAACTAACCCACCAAAAATATCCAAACATTCTAACCGCAATATACATCATACGTCTTTTAACTTTAGAAACCCCAAGCTCTCTAAGCATCCTACAAAATAATCGATCAGCATCCCTACGATTCCAATTTCTTTCTTCTGGCTCCCATCTACTATTACCAAATCTAGTTTGTATATTATTTTTTAATATACCTTTATGTTTATAAATATAATCATGTATTAGACTTGCTGGTCTATGTATACCATCTGGATATATATCAATTAAACTCCATAATAACCTAGGTACCGAAGTACCATCATAATAGAATCCATTAACAACTGTTATTTTAAATGTAGATTTATTATATCTCCAAATATACGAATAATCACCTCTAAGTAAATAGTGACTCTTATCATCCATCGGTATTATATCTGGTTGATCTGGAAAGGTTAAATTTATATCTTCTTTATGTATCATATACTAATAGTCCTACCTTTAATATCCGTGTTAGGATATTTTATTTCAAATATACTTGGATCCATAGATGGATATATAATTCCTTCTCGTGTAGAATTAGCTATATCATACATATTATCTGCATATCCTAAATCAGAACCATATAGGTTCTTTATAGTTACATCCGATACTGTCTGTACACCATCAACTCTATCCAAAGCAACATACAATGAATTTATTGATATTGGTTGGTTTAAATTCCACTTATCAATATCAAATATATCTCGTAATTTACTTATACAATTTGATATGACTTCATATGAATTGTATTCTGGTAAGGTTATTATCTTAAAATCAATACCTATATTTATTATATAAGCATGCTTAATGGATATACTATCCGATAATATCTTATAAAAACCTATATATTTCTTTAAATTTTCTATTGTAGCAACATTAAGATGTGTTAAATTTTTATTACCATCATATCCCAACACATACATATCTATATTTAGTGGGTTATACTTATATTGATAATCATCTGAATCTGTATCTACATTACCAGAAACAACGTGTACCTTTGATATAGATCCATATATAGATGGCATTGAATATGCTCTGATAGCGTAATCTTCTAATGTAACAGTTCTATTTTGAGTTGCAAAGTTTGACATGGCTTTTTGTCTAATTTCATCTAATCCATCAACATCTTTACCACCTGTAGCTGGAAACTCATTATTGAATGATATTGATTGTTTAGCTATTCTAACCAGTTCAGAATCTAATCCTACTTCATCTATAGTTGTATTTACATAACCTTTTAATTTTATACTATTTGATTGTACATTATCCTTAATACCATTACCAGTTGTATACCTAATTGTTAATGTTGTATTACTAGGAGCCAAACCATATGTCTTTGTATATAAAAAATTAGTTGGGTCTATATTTAGATTTCCGTTTTTATCAGCATCAAATAATTGTGATCCTATATTTGTAGGATTAGGTATTATATTTTCATCATCTTCTTCTGATATACCAGAACCGAAATTTAATTGTAAATCACCATTACTCTTAAAATTAGTGGTGAAACGTTTAGCTACTTTTTTAAAATTTAATAGATATGGTGTTCCCGATGTTCTGTATGGTGACATAGATGGGTTATTACGTTCTATATTCTGCACTGGCTCCATTACTATATTCTGAGCTAGATAAGGAACTTCATACCACTTGTTACCATCACTATCATATACATCAACTATAGATATTATATTAGTATCGGTTATAGTATATTTATCATACTGAACTGGACTTGAAAATGTAACTACTTCAGTATGTAATTTACCACTTACAGCCCTAACCCTTTTCTTTAATGTATAAAATAATGGTTCGTTTGTATTATCGTCTGTTCTATGAACAGTAACTTCGGTTGTGTCAAATGAGCTAGAATATGAAAAATCTACTATATCAATAGTTCTGAACTCTACATCAGTATTATCTTCTGATTTAACTATTGAATTTGCATTTACTATTATAGAATAATTAAAATCTGGTCTTACGTCACCACCACTACCAATTGATGGTATTAATTGATATACATCCAAATCAACTATAGATGGATATACATTATTAACTCTATACCCACGTGTCAAAGCTATATCATATACACTTTGCCTATTAGTTGCATACTGCAACATAGATTCTTTTAATGTTTCATCCGTGTAAAATGATAAAACGTCACCAACATAAGATGCCATTTCTATATACAACATACCAGGTGAAGATTCATTAAAATCTTGATATGTATCTGGAAAATAAGTCTTAGAAAATTGTATTAATTTACTTCTAAAATGATTAAAATCCTTATTTACATATTGTATATCTTTTTTTGAAGCCATTATAAGTTTCCTGAAATGTTTATTTTGCCATTACTATCAGCAAATAAAGTTAATGTTCTGTAGTTATTAGCATTTGTATCTATTATAAATGATAATTCTATGTAAATTCCATTTTTTAACATATTTGTTTTATTGATTGAACTTGTATTAGAAACACCAATATCAAGAACTTTTATGCCTGGTAGCCATGTATTTATAGCTTTATTTATAGTATTTCTAACTCTTTCTACTAATTCATTAGAATAATTCTCAAATAATATCCTGCGTAGATCGGTTCCGAATGTTGGGTGATTATAACGTTCACCAACACCAGTTAATAATAAATTTACTAAATTATAATATAATTGCTGTTCTGTAGTATCAGTTAAAGAAAATAAAGCCTTTCCATTACCATAAGGTAACTTCAGACCTATAGTTTTGTTATTATTAACATCATTAGGTAAAACTATATACTTTATACGTTCAGTAGCCAATTAAATTACCATTTATTCATTAAATATTATCATTTCCAATATGATGTAAGTCAGTTGCTGTTCTAGCAGTTTCCCTTAATATATCATTATATGGGTTACTACTATTTATTCTTGATGTTGGGCTGCTTACTATTTGCTGTGTATTATTTGATTGGTGTTGTGCGTTAGCTGTATTATTATATGCATCTCTAACATATTGATTATTGGATTGTTGATTAGTATTACTAACAACTTCCCTAATTATACCATCAATTACATATTTACCATCATTCAAAAAATACTCACGTAACGCTTCAATCATTATATGTTTTACATCTGCTCGTGACATTGCCATTATATATCCCTCTTTAATAAATATTATTAAATTAATTTTTATTTAAAAATACCAATTTTGACTTAACTATGTCAATCTTTGATTTTATGTTTGTTATATTTGCTTTGTTTTTTATGAAATTAGCTGTATTTAACGGTGTTAATGATGGCCCAGTTCCAGTTGGAACAGTTAATAACATAATATTACCACATATAGATTCTAATTCTGATAGTAATTCAGTTAATATATCTACAGTTGTGTCACCAAGTAATGCTGGTTCATTAGCATCTATACCAAGATTAATACGTTTAGATTGTAATTCTACTATATCACCAGATTCTACACTAATTGATGTTGGTGTGCTTAATGCAATTCCATTTTTAGCTAATAGATTTATTTCTTTGTTTTTTGAAACTATAAATATTCTATCCGAAAAAACTCCAATTTGATTTCCAGAGTTTTTATTTGATTCTGTATTATATGAATCTATACCAAGTCTTGATTGTGAATCTAATATTGTAGTTGGATTTTTAAAATTTAAAGTTTGACCCTGTGTCATCCAAATACTAGATATATTCATATCTATATTCTCAACGTTAAATATATTTGTCTTCTTAGGCAATTTACCATTTCTAATTACTAATATTGGATCTCCTACTTTGGATGTTCCACTTGAAGATGATGATTTTACAGAATATATATCATTATTTTCTGTTGTAGATGATAATCTGATACTATTACCTGATCTACCCTCATATAGCATATCCCCCTCAAAAGGTTGTAATGCAACTTCATTAGTATCATACTTAAATGATGTTTTTAATTTCTTAGATTTGTCATTTGTATAACCATCATTTGAATTTTGTATTGAATTTAAATCACCACCAACAACAACTAAATTTGATACTCCAATCATAGCATTGTAATTTATATTAGATTTCATTGCTATTGGAGATTGTATGTAATAATTATCATTCATTATAACCCCACCAGATGATTCTGCATTAATTCCTTTCATCAAATAAACAATTTCCCCTATAAGAGGTATTTTTTTAATTGAAATATCAAATGGTTTAGCTATAATAACGCTATTTAGTGATGTAGAACCGGCTGTATATAATAATCTAACGCCTATAGCGTAAAGAGTATCTACATCATTACCTTTATAATTAACATACATAACCTCTGCTGGAACAATATCATAATTATCACCATCAATATAAAAGTGTCTATTACTTATCATCTTGATTACCTATTAATATAGTTTCTTTGGGATTCAATTCATCAATTTCATCGTCTTGTATGTGAGATTGTATCTTTTTTTCTACATTTTCTAAATCATCCAATATTTTAAATATTTCTTTATCTGAAACGTTACCGTCGTCATCTGAATTCAGAATCATTTTTTGTATGGAATCTGCGATTTTTAACAACTGATTATCATTCTTAACATTTATATCAATCATATCCCTAACTGTTGATAGTAATACCAATGCAGATTCTGGTTGTTCCTTTATCTGTTTCGTTATAGTAGCTAAAATACTCTTTATCATAGAATTATTTTCTTGTGATCTACTATATGCTTCGGACATAATATCCAAATACGATAACTTTTTGCCTTTTGCGGTTATAACCTTTTCATGTTCATTCATTAATAATATGACCCTGATACAGTTAAGCTACCATATACATCATAATTATAATACATAGAATCATACATAACTTTAAATTTATTAACTACACCAGTTATCTTTAGTGTTTGTTGATTTGTTAAATTGGCACGTTCACGAATTAATACATATAATGTCTTCTTATCACCACGTTTACGCAAATCAATTTGTTCTCTGAATTTGAATATATCTATTATTGCCTCAGCTATACTAGTTTCTAATTTATCATTGAATATTTGATATAAATGCTTAGATATATAATCGGTATATAAATCCATAAATTCTTTCATATATTCTATATTTGAATTTGCATTATAATCAATTAAAACATTATCATCTATATATTCTACATCAACGGTTTTCTTTTGTTTATAATCTTCTTGTTGATTTCGTTGTATTAGATGTCGTTTAAGTATAGTTCCAAAATAACCAAATGCTCTACCTCTAGAACCATCATAGGTGTGCATCTTGTCATGTAGAAATACCATACATTCAGATCTAAGCATAAAATAATCTTCATTTATATAGGCATATAAATCTTTATATGTATTGTATATATTTTCAAATAACTTCTCAAATGGATATTGTATAGATTCTGAATATAATAGACTTCTTATAATAGGATCATCTTCCATATTATATTCTATAATTTTATCTTGTGTTTCTTGTGTGAAATACATTCTATTCTTTTTCTTCAACGTTATCTCCTATATATAGACTATTATATTCTTGTACATAAGTCACTATATTTTTATGACATTCGGTAACATGCTTAAAGTAAAATCCAATTTCATCATCGGATTCAAATGCACTCCGTAATTCAGTATTATTTAAATTACTATCCAATTCAACCATTTTATGATGTATCGAATTTATAAATAAAAAATCAGTTTCCTGTTGTGTCTGAAATTCAGCTATTATATTTTCATATTTAGTTAATTTTATATACAAATTAAAAATAACATACACACATATAAATATAATTAATATCAACGTAAATACAATGTATTCCATATATACCTTATAGTTTTAAGTTAGTAAAGTCAAGTTCTATCTTGGATTTTACTTTCTTGGTTCGATTATAAACTTTTGTTTTTATTTTATCAGCATTAAATTCTACTTCTGGTAATTCAACATTATCATTAGGAACATTTAATAATTTAATATTAGTCAATGATATAATATTATATAATGTATATGGTAATGTATATCTAATTTTTAAATCATTATCTATATTAGATATATAATATTTATTACTATCCAATTTATCCCAATCTTGTAAATATATAGATAAATATACATTTTCATCCATAGGAATGTTATTACATGTTAATATATACAATGTTCTATCACGTGATAACATAGGAATTATATTTTTATTAATAATATACCGCATACCTTTATTTCTAATATGCCATTCACTACTATTAACATTAAATAATTTATATTTACCGTCAGTCACAGACCCTAAATTGTGGAATAGAATACAGAATGTTAGGTCTTCTACGTCATATTCAATTGGAATCCCAAGTTTAGTTATCATATCATAATACAATAGTGATGTCTTATAATACTCCATAACTCTATATAAATAACCACCAACAAAACAATTCGGTTCATACAAAAATTGTGTTGCTGGTGATGTTTTAATTATAGGTAATATATTATTAATTATATCATTTAATTTATTATCTATATTATACTTAGGTATTTTAGTAGATATAATATCTACATATTTGTCGAATAATCTGGTAAGTCCCATTGTTCCTGTAATGCTAATTTAACTTGTTTCCAATAATGTATAGTTGATGACTTATGATGTCCAGTTGGACCTCCATTCCATCGTCTAGCTATATTCTCTACATTAGATAACGATTTACTATAAAAATTAGTGTAAATATTGAATATATCTATTGATTTTGATATATCCCATCTATCTTTCATATTAAATCTATTAGTATCACCGTTCAATTTCAATATTCTATTTACATCCTTAACCATAACAGGTCTTATTTGTAATATTCCAACTGCATCTTCTCGTTTTAAATATGCTGTTGGATTTAATTCCGATTCTACATATGCTATAGCTACCAAAAGTTGATTGCTATATAATTTCACCATAGAACTATTATATTCATCTGGTGTCTCACTTCTAAAATTGGTTCTAACATTGAATATAATCAATATCAGAATAACGATACTTATTCTCATCATAAACTCTCATTTGTAAAACTTATCTCGAACTCACCATTATCATTGATAACTGGTGTTATATCTGTAGTTGTATTCCCACTAACTTTATACTTATTAAATGCTATGAACATTATGATAGCCATTGGATCAAACACAAATATTATTATAAATATAAAGTAATTTATTATTATGTTTATATCAACCCCAATAATATCAGCAATATACTTTATTGGTCCTATATCTGAGTTGGTTGTGTTGATGTCTATTTGTGTTACTATAGACTTTAATTTGTTTATAGAATCGTTAATTGAAAACTTATCAGTTTGATATTTTTGTATGGAGTTTGATATATTTATAGATTCTGTATTATAATTGTCTATAGTTTTCTGTAATACATTGGCATTACTGTAATAGCCTCTATTATAAAGTGTATCTAACCTACGTTCTTGATACTCTCTATTTTTTATAATATCATTATATTTCTTAGTTAATATATCAATATTATTATCTACCATGATAATATTATAATTTAAGGATTCTATTGAATTATTTGTATTTTGTATTTCTAAATTATTAGATAATAATGTATTCTTTGAATCTTGATATGAATGTAATAAGAAACCATAAATACCAATAGAAGTTAATAATATCAATACAACTGACGTTATAGACATATATATTCTTATAGTTTTATTTATATTCTTCCAATTCCTAGATAAAAATGATATTGATACTATTTTAGAAAACTCCAATCCAGATGCCATTATGAATATAGGTATGAACTCACCAGAGAATAACTTTGTTATTCCAAACACAGAAAAGTAAGCTGTGGTTGAAGATAATATCAACGCTGATGTTAATAATAAATATTTCATTTGGGTTAAATTGAATGTGGTTTAAATATATAAATCATAGATTCACCATACATATACTCAGCTCTATGCATAAAAAAGTCGTATTTAGTTATTAGATCACTTATCAAACTAAAGTTGTAATTTACAGTTGAATTATCAATATCTGTATTTTCATTTAAAACATTAAATATTAGGCATTTATTAGTAATACTATATAACTTTTCAATTGAATCGTATAAATAACTATTCATATCTTCATATATTTTGTCATTGAATACATTTAAAGCGAATATATAATCATATTGCTCATCTACCTCATATAAATCCATTTGACTAACATTTATATCATTATATTTCTTTTTAGCTAATGATACTTTATTCTCATTAAAATCAATACCTTTATAGTTTGAAATGTCAAATGTTGTGTTCTGTTGTAAAAACCCATATAAATCACCCACACCACACCCAACATCCAACATAGAGGATTTACCATCATACGGTATCTTAGCTATATTATATGTTAATTCTTTAGTTTCTGATGAATTATACCCATCAACAGATATATCAAGTAGTAGAAATGATGAATCATCTATAGCATCTTCACCATCCAAATATGGAGCTACATTACGTATATATTCATAATGTGAAGTTTTGTCATTCACATTAGTTTCTATATAATGATTATTCATCTTCACCACCTATAATCTCAACTATTTTTGTATCTGATAGTAATGATATTGTTGTATCTTGTGCTGTATACTCTTCTGTTTTTTGTTTTGCTGAAGTTATATCATCAGCACAAACTATATGATCGGTTTTAAATTCTTTACCTGAATCATTAACAAATTCCAACGTAACCTTGAATTTTCTATTACCTTCGTAAGAAATAACATCAGTTATTTTGGTTTTAGCTATTGATATTGTTTCAAATTCTAACGATGTACCATCAAAAAATCTATTCACTTGTTCTTCTGTGTAGTATATAGAATCTGAATATACTAACATTTCTTGGTTCTCAGACTTTCCATCACTCTGAACTTTTACAACTGCCTTATAATATTGCAATTTAACCTCTCTTATTATTTAAAATTTGTATTGCTTCTTTAAAAATATCACATATCTCGTATTCTTCTAATTCAGAATAAAAGTTCATTAGTAGTGATATTGATTCTTTATACTGATTTCGATGTATATATATAACAGAGTTTATAGTGTCTATACTAGCTACGAATAAGTTTAATTTATATTTATTCTCTTCTGAAAATATATCATCCAGAATCTTGTAACCTAATATATCTAAATATTCTTCGTTATTTGGATCAGTTATCCAATCTTGGAAATCTTCCTCGTCTATAAAATCAAGTATCTCTAATTTAGAGATTTCTCTCTCTTCGTTTATACTCTTGTTCAAATCTTTTAATATCTTCATCGTATGACCCATTAAATAGTATACTAAACATCTTAGATTTATAAATCTCAGATTTGTATGTTCCCTCTTTTGGTTCATCCATAAGTTCAATTATAGACCATAATTCATCAATCATATTAAATGATTTGACTTCATCTATTGAGGTTCCAATCTGACTATAAATAGATTTTAAAAGTGTTTCTCCCTCAATATCAATAACCATATTTTCATCTCCCATAAGCATCATATTAACATTATGTGTATCCATTTCTGTTTCTACAAACTCCATTTCATCTAAGTTAGATGACATATTTACGTTATTATATTCCGTGTTAGAACGTAATTTATTCATATATTCATCAAATCCCTGTTCCATGCAAATCCTATAATTTTATTGTGTAATTTTCTTTTTTATAATTGTGGCAATCTTTCCATGTGTTACTTATTATATCAACGTCGTATTTCGTGTTAAATAACGTATAGGCGTGTTCTTCTATGCCTATAGGCTTAAAAATGCAACCTGACGAGATTATTAAGTTATTAGTAGTGGTTTTAATTCCCCAAGATACAAGAAATTCTTGATTTTGCTCTGCTGTATTAGAATATCGTCTTACATTCTTATGTTTTATTATATCATTTATAAAAATCTTTCTTGACTTTCTATCGAAAAGACCAGACCACATATCACTACCAAGCAGTTTGTATTTTCTATATTCGTCAGAATGTAGAATTGATATTAACAATCCAGACTGTATGTCTTCCATTGAAAATGTATCATATTTTAATATACCAGAATTTATTTCTTGGAATACGTATCTGAATTCCAATTTATGTTCTGTATCGTAACTACTATTTAATTCTAAGAAATCCATATATCTCACTTTTTATTTTACAAACTTACGAAAAAGAAATCATATTACCAAACTTTTTTAAACTTTACAATAAAATTATATCATATCCGTTTATAGTTCATATAACGCAAGAAACTCTACTTGCTATACGTGGATAAATCTAAAACGTAAGTTTAAATGGAGTATAAAAACTAGTTGATGTCTACAGCTATGAAAGTAGATTTTATAACAGCTATTGAATTAGTAAGTCATGAATTTGATGTTATAAGACGAAATGAGTAATGGCAAGGTGCAAGATAACATTGTAGATGGATGCTATGAAAATTCTTAACTGTAAGATTTTGAGATAAGAAGAATTTTCGACTTTAATAAAAATTATAATTTAGTTTTTATTTTATTACAGTTCATTGTTTATAATTTAGTCTATATACAGCATTAATACGTATAATACATATATAATATTATATAAGTAATATAAAGTAATAATAATATATATAATAATAATATAATAAATAAAGTAATAATATAATAAATAAAGTAAGTATAATTTATATTAAAGAAACTGGGCTATTGTCTAATTTAAAAAAAATATATAATAAAAACAATTAAGTTATTAATAATAAAGAAATTAGTACATAATAGTAATAAAAAAATATTATAAATAAAACAATAATATATTCAGAATAATATAAGAAAAATAATATATATATAATTAATAAAAATATAAAATAATCTATTCAGAATAGTATAATAGAAATAAAAATATATATTATAATAATTCAGTATATTAAAAAAATAAAATACTCGTTACACTCATATTTTATAAAAAAATTAAAGTTCATTTAAGTTACTACAATTAGGACAATACTTAAATATTCTGAATAGATTAGTATTATTTAAAATATCTTCAAGTAATGGTTCATTATCATATTCTGATAAACCATAATTATATAATTTATATTCAGTATTATAAATATCCATTATTTCATTTTCTATATTAGATTTATATATAAACTTACAAGTAGATTTAGATAATCCAAATAAACAATCATCACAACACATAATATCACTTCTGTTTAATTATTGAAAAAATAAAATACTCGTTACACTCGTATTTTACAAAAAAAATTTTTTGAAATTTAAAATCATAAATATATTTATATGTACACAGAATCAAAAAAATAGAGATTGTAATGGATATAAATATAAAATATGGTTGTTTAATGGCTTATGCAGACATACCAAGATGGAATGATGTAACTAAATTATTAGATAATAGATACGTAGAAGATGATGGTTTAGAAATGAATCCACATGTAAATGTATTATCTGGTATTGATATAGGTGATAAGAGTAAAGTAAACGAAATACATAAATTATTAAATATATTAAAAATTGAAAAATTCCCAATGTACATTACAGGTATAGGTATATTTCAACATGATGGTTTTGATATTTTAAAATTTGATATAGAATCCAATATATTAAGGCGATTAAATTATTTATTTGATAGTATTTTTATAAATACAGATATGCCTACTGATTACACCCCACATATGACTATAGCTAGAACTATACCAGATACAGCAAATCAATATGTAACTAAATTTGATAAACCAATAAAGATTTATCCGAATAAATTTGTATATTCAGAAGATGATGAAAGTTTTGATAATTTATCTTATAGAATACGATGATAGAGCAATATGTTCCATTCCCAATAGATAATTATTATTTGAATGTATATGATTATTGTATATATTATATAGCAGATGATAATCCTAGTATTCATTACAAATTATCAACACAAAACATAAACATATATAAACAGTTTGCGATAGACAATATATCTTGGTACATAAAATACAAGATAATCAATCAGAAATAGCTATACGTTGAATTTTTATATATAAATCGTGTATTTTATCCATAAACAACATAACATCTCTTAAAACGCATTTAAATGATTAATTTGGTATTATAGTTTCTTTTCCGTAAGTTTGTATATTATTTAATAACAATGAACAGGAATTGATCATGGATTCGAAAACGATCATAGAAGATCTATTAGGTTTACCTAATGAAATCAAATATAATGAAAAAAATAATTTTGATTTAAAACAGAAGATGAACGAGCTACAGGGAAAGAAAAATAATGTGGTTACAGCTCATAAACACGATATTAATATATCTGTAGATTCTAAAGGTAAAAGTATTTACACTAACGATAAGATGCGAGATGCAGAACTTGGAATGAGATTACTCGAAGATGTAGATTACATCAAGTTTGATAATGAAATAAAAAAAATGGATACGGAGTTATATTCTAATAACAGCCATATCCATTTTTTAGAAGATAAACAACGAAATATAAGATCTATACTAAATTATCTAAAATCAAACAAGTCAATTGAGGAACTACTCGATTAATATTTTAGATTGAATATTTTTCTTTTTGGGAAATATTACGGTTAATATACCGTCCTTACATTTAGCATTAATATTTTTGTAATTTACACCCTTCATATGGATTCTATATTTTAGATCTACATTTGGGGTTTTTTTATTTTGTGATGATTTGATTATCAATTCATCATTTATAATATCAATTGATAATGTATCCTTGTTATTACCAGGCACTACGAATGTACCTATATATTCATTCTCATCTTCTGAAAATTTATGAAATGGGTGATTTCTGAATTCAGTATCTTTCATTTCATCTATCAAATGCTTAAATCTATACTCATTAAACATAATCTCTCCGTTATATTAAAAATAATTTAATTGTATGGTATAATAATCGTGCCAATAATCAACATGACGTTTTGTCACGACATATATTATATGTAAAATTTGATATTGACAGAATGTCAGTTATATTTATTCATTATGAATATACCATTACCGATACCAAATATAACTGACAAAGTTAAGCCATTGTACTTTTATGATTACGTGTGTTTATATATAGATATTAATACGTTAAAGTTAAGTGCTAAATACACTATAGGATCTGAATTTACAGTTCCAATTCATAGGACTGAGAATGATACTATCAATCTATATCATGATATATATAATTGGTATATAAGAAAAAAATTTGTTAATATGATTTCTTTTTCGTAAGTTTGTATATTATTAATAATAATAAAGGATTTTAATATGTCAATACCTACAATTAAAGGTAAGAAGATAGTTGGTGACTTTAAATTTAGATACTCTAATGTATTTGAAGATAACAATATACAATACAAACAAGTCACTTTCAATATACCTATAGACGTTAGTGATTCCAATATAGAATTATACGCTAATAAATTAAAAGATGATTTTATATCGGAGTTTACAGATGAGTGATAATAAAATAACTATAGATATGGGAATAGCTCCATTATCAACATTAACACTAATTTTCATAGTTTTAAAACTAACCAATATTATAACTTGGTCTTGGTTTTGGGTATTAAGTCCAACTCTGATACCAATTGGATTATTGATATTCATTATATCAATTGTATTATTAGTAGGTTTATTTTATAATTTAAAAGATAGAACCGAAGATTAATTCTTTGGTTCTATTATTTTAACTATTTCTACTGGTAAGGTGTCTAATATACTCTTATATTCTACAATAAACTTATTTTCTTTGTAAAACATAGCTAATCCAATAGGATCTGATATATTTGTGGTTGGTATAGATTTAACCTTATTTAAGCAATATAAATTAGAATTATTTGATATTGACCAGAAATAACATCTATTATACTCAAAATCAGTTGTATTTACAGTTATTGAGTTGGAATTACAATATACTTGTTGAATTACATTACCAACTTCGTCAGTTATATCCATAGTAACAGGCTCATCAGACTTCCAAGTTAATAATATTTCATTACCTACGAAATACGTTGAATATGGATATGATATTTTACCTCTATTACCCATAGTAGACCTTTCTACAGCACCAAGAGTGTAACTATTACCCCCAGAAGATAATAAATCATCTGAGTCTTGCAAATCAGATAATAATTTATTAGCTAAATGAGAATTTACATCTGAATTTTTTAATGAATTCATAACTATTATCTTTGATACAGAATATACACCTACATTATCAAATTTTACATTGTCATTTATAGATAATGATGAATTTTTTTTAATTTTTATCATATCAGATAAAGATAAAACTTGATTTTTTGTGATTTTTTTGTTTTTTAGATATACATCACCATCTACAGATGTAACTTTGTATGTAGTTGATAGCAATATATTCATTAGTAATAGTAATATAAACATGTAATAACCTTTAAATTGATTGTGTTATAATAAATATAAATAAAATTTGCATAAGTCAATATTTTTTCGTAAGTTTGTATATTATTTAATAATAAATAGTGATTTATTGTATGGGTGGAAATATTTTCAAATCATCTGTTAGATGTGATAAAAGCACGGTTAATCGTATAACGAGTGATATTACTAATGAATATACATATAAGTTCAGATTAAAATCTGAGGGAGTGTTATTTTATAAAGAAAAGGATTCATTCGGTGATATAGACATTCTGATAGAAGTTGATGAAACTTATGTTGGTGGAAAGAACAAAAATAAACACGCTAGTAAAAAAATAAAAGGAACACAAGGTCGTTCTATAAAAGATAAAACTCCTGTGTTTGGAATGTTAGAAAGAGGTGGTAAAGTAATTGCTCAAAAAGTTAGTTCGGTTGGAGCGAAAGAACTTCAATCTATTATAAGAGAAAAAGTTCAAAGAACTGCTACTATAATGAGTGATGAGTGGACTGCTTATTCAAATTTATCGAAAAATTTTAATCACGCAGTAGTTAATCATGGAGCAGGTGTTTACGTTATAGATGACGTTTACACAAACTCAATAGAGGGATTTTGGAGTACGTTAAAACGTGGTATAATAGGAATTTATCACAGTATAACTCCTAAACATCTCGATAAATACGTTAAGGAGTTTGAATTTCGGTATAACACTAGACATCTAAATGAGAATGAAAGATTTGTTTCTTTCTTTAGTAAATTAAATGATTGTAGAATAGAATATAAAGAATTAATAAAGTAACACAGTATGCCTATCGTAACAATGACAAACGCCCAAAATTCAAAGAATGATGAATTTTATACTCAATGGGGTGAGATTGAACAAGAGATTAATTCATATTTAGAACATAATCCTAATATATTTAAAGATAAAATTATACTTCTTCCATGTGATGACCCAGAATGGAGCAACTTCACTAAATATTTCGCACAAAATTTTGAAAGATTTGGATTAAAAAAGTTAATTAGTACAAGTTTTGCACAAGAAAGTAAAGCGTATAAAACGTCATACCAACCTTCATTATTTGAATCCAACTCTCCAAAGTTTGATTATGATAAAACAAAAATTAAAGGAAAGATTTTTACTCTTACTCGTAATCCGACGGGCAATGGTAAAGTTGATGTAAATGATTTAGAGTGGAGTTATTTAGATGGTGATGGTGATTTTAGAAGTGATGAAGTTACAAAACTCCGTGATGGTTCAGATATAATAATAACAAATCCTCCATTTTCATTGTTTATAGATTTTTTATCGTGGGTTGCTGATACTGATAAGGCATTCATTTTAATTGGTAATATGAATGCTATATCATATAAAGAAACATTTCCATTGATTCAGAGTGGTAAATTGTGGTTAGGTGTTACAAATTTCAACAAAGGTACATATTTTCGTGTACCCAATGAATTTATATATGCGGAATCATACCAACACGATAGGGAGAGGTGTGGTGTAAAAGTTAATAGGGTTGCTGGTGTTTGTTGGTTTACAAACATTGACCATGGAAGAAGACACCAACCACTTCCCTTAATGACTAAACAAAATAATCTAAGATTTAACACCAAAATATTATGTAAAAATCCGTATGAACCGTATGATAATTATGAGGCTATTGAAGTTCCATATGTGGATTCTATCCCAAGTGATTATGTTGGTATTATGGGTGTACCTATTACATTTTTAGATAAATTTTGCCCTGAACAATTTGAGATTATATGGCAAGCTAGTGGTAATACAAGAGCATCTGCACCCAAAGAAATATTAAATTTAGTAGGATATGTGCCGCATACTAAAGATAAGGGTGGTGGGGCATTATTAAATGGGTTAATGAAATTTGGTAGAATATTAATTAGACATAAACGAGATGTGGATGAAAACAATACTTAGAACAGAAATCACAGTCAAAGAAATTTGTGATGGTTTCATATATAATGAACTTGAAGGTAAAGGGTTATTTGGTCTTTCTGGGTCATTAATAATTCAACCCGAGTATCAACGGAATTACATTTATAACGATGGAAAAAAAGATGTAGCCGTAATTGAATCTATACTTAAAAGCTACCCACTTGGATTAATATACTTCAATAAAGTTGATGATGGTAAATTTGAAGTTTTAGATGGACAACAAAGAATTACAAGTATGGGTAGATATGTAACTAATAAATTTGCAATTAAAGATGTAAACGGCTTGGAACAATATTTCGATGCACTCCCAAACGATAAACAAGCTAAAATCTTCAACACCAAACTTATAAAATTTATAAGTTGGTTAGAAGATAATAAAATTTCATCTGTAATAGATAGACCAACTGAGAAAATGGCGTTTGACTTTGCTAATGAACGATTAGATGGTGTTATATCCACATATAAAGAAC